CACCACCTTGGGACGTACAAGGGTCCAAGTATACATGTGGGCGCTGCGATTCGCCAATGACATCTTGAGATATCAAAGCACGATTAGTTGTCAATGTGTCAGCAAATTGAAACGGTAAATATGATGCTATGGCACGCCCATACATAAAATGATTACCATTCAAAACAAACTTTAGATGCAAATTGCATCTCAACAACTCAAAATTGTTAATACGATTTATCACACGTTTGTTAGAAAAGAAATCATCCCAAGGATTAAAAGATTGGGCAATAGATAAGCCTGTACCCCATCCAAATTCCCGAATTTTGATGGGACGTTTAAAGAAATCGCCCAAATCAGCATCGTCTGAATCCTGTAACTTACGAGTGGGATCAGCATATGCATTTGTATCGTACATATGCCCAGAAACTGCTTCATCAAAAGCGATATTCTCGCTAGTCAAGGCAGAACCAGAACCTTCTCCAGCTTCGGGGCCGACAGAACCCATTTGGGGTCTCATATCATGAATTTCTACATTTTTCGTAATCAAAACTAACGGTGTAGAGTCCGATAGGTTTGATAGTGCATGAGGAAGTGCAGCACTATTACTATTTTTTCCTGGGTGAGTAAGTCTCCATACAATCAAGGCACGACTCAATGCCAAGAAGGTCAAAAATGTTGTTGTCTGGCAAGACTCTCCTAAATAGGAGCAAACGCCTATGTGCAAAGCCTAAATATAAATATATACATTTTTAAATACAGTAATAAATGGTATCCATATACACACATGAATTTTGCTTTCTTTGAGCCAGATTCAGAACTGGCTGCACAGTTTATACACATATGCTAGGTGTTTAATCAAAAATGGTATTCTCAGCTGGGATACCTTCCCCAAGATACTTGTATCGCCACTTGGCAACACGCATATCATATGAAATGTCAAAGCCCTGACACAGATGTTCAATATCTGCGGCTTTTGCTACTCTTAACATTTCTTCCCGGCGCAGATCGTATTTTTCTCTTCCATAATAAAACCAATCATGCAAAGATGAATCAATATTCTGTGCTGACTGTTGTGGCAAAGTCAATTCCTTAGAAAGGAGATGCGCATGTAAACGTTTAAAAATAGACGACTCGTCCAATACACCTATGTGTGCGTCCAAGTCTTCGTTATACACGTCACTTCTTTTTAAAAAGTCGGCTTCATCAGGTGTCATATATTCCGTAGCAACAGACTCTTTATCTGGCATTGTAAACTTAATGTCATATTGCGCTAAATATGATGCAAAACTTATGTGATTAAATAGGGGACGATCAGATGACACTGAACCCTTAACATCGTCTCCATAAGTACCAA